CCGCCGTCCGCAGCCGCCAGTGCCCGCTCGAACATCGGGACCACGACGACCGGAAAGCCCTTGTACGGGATCGGCTGGTTGCCGATCTGCGCCACGTCGCCCAGGCCGGTGTTGCGTGCCCGCAGTACATCGCGGTACGCGTTGCCGGTGGCCCAGTCGACGTAGATGCGCCACTCGGCCGGGTTGGTGAGGAACTCCTTGGGCACCGCGCCGATCAGCGCCTCGAAGACCGCCTCGGGGTCGTCGGGGTCGAAGCCCGCACCCGCACCGGTGCCGTAGACCTTGTTGGCGGCCTTGTTGAGCCAGCCATCGGTCAGGCACAGGGTATCGTCGGTCTCGACCGTGAAGAGCTCCGTGTCGGCGAACAGGCCGTACTCCTCGAAGTCGAGGCCGGCCGCGTTGCCCATCAGGTCCACGATGTGGGCCTGGAAGCCCCCGCGCTCGATGTTGCGCCGGAGCGCCTTGTCGCGCAGCGGGACGATCGCCTTGAGCTCGTTGGCGATCAGCTTGTTGGTGTTGGTCGCGGGCTTGGCGTACTCGGTCGTCGCCAGGTCACGATGAGCACCCGTGGCCGGGGTCTTCGTGCCATGCACGATGCGGCCGGTGAAGCCCACGCGGTCGATGTTCTCCTGCTGGGAGCGCATCGGCATGTAGCGAGCCTCCTGCAGGATCGCAGTGCGGGCCTGCATGGCCTCGACGAAGCGGTCGAGCTGGCCGGGGCTCAGGATCGACTCGCCGAGATCGTTGACCTCGATGATGCTCTTGAGCGCGGTCAGGATATCCTCGTTGCTGCGAGCCATGTCTACCCCCTCCCCAGCGGGCGGCCGTAGCCGTCGCGGTTCTTCATGCCGGGCTCGTGCGCCGGCTGATCGTCCGAGCCATCTTCCTTGATGGCCTGGCTCGAACCCTTGGTCAGACGCTTGACCACGGACTCGATGCCTTCCTTGAGCTCGGTGATCTCAGACTTGAGACCGTCGATCTCGGTCTTGACGGCATCCGCGCCATCATCATCGTCGCCGTCGTCGCCCTCGGAACCCTTCGCGGCGTCCTCGAGCGCGCCCATGCGATCGGTGAGGGGCGTGACCGCCTCCTTGACGGCCTCGGCGATCGTCTCGCCCAGACCCGTCTGGATCTCGTCGACTGCCGTCTTGACGCTCGCAGTGACCAGCTCCTGGACCTTGTCCTCGTCCATCGTTCCCTCCTCGGTCTCACCCTTGAGTGCGGAACCATCATCACCAGCAATCGTAGCACGGGCGTTTTCACGCACAAGCGCCTTGAGCGCGCCGCGCATCTTGTCGGCCAACGTCTGCCGTGACTTGATCAGCACGTACTTGGCCTTGGACACCGCCGGACTCGGGACGAGCGAGATGGCCGGCACCACCCAATCATCGCCGAGCTCGGCGAGTGTCACCACGTCGTGCGCGTGTCCTCCGACCATCACCGTGCCGCTCGACGCCTTCACGCTCGCAGCGGTGATCCCGGCGTTCTCCGGGCGGCATCCCCAGATAGAGAAGCCGGTGAACTCCCCGCTCTTGACCGATGCCCACGAGGCGTCGTTGTCGATGCGCGCGGCGAGCATCCATGTGCCGGCGGGCACCTCGAAGGCATCGGGGCCCTCGCCGAACTTGAGGTTGACCGGCGTGATGTAGCTCTCGACCGGCACTCCTGCCGCCTCGAGTGTGTGGTCGGAGTCCATGATGCGGTAGTCGGAGAGGAACTTGTGGGCGACCTCCTCGATCTTGGCGGCGCTCACCACGTCCCCGTCGGAGTCGGGTTCGTCCGGTACGAGCACTGGCCCCATCACGATGCGCTGCTCGTCGTTCTTGGCGACGATAGGAGCGGCGAGCCACAGGGGCTTTCGCGCTGACTTCATGGCGGCGACCTCCGCCTTGGCAGCGGCCTCATCGATCCCCGCGTCGACGAGAGCAGAGAGGATGTAGACCTCGTCGACCTCCTCGGGTGCTCCGAAGCGCACGACGTCCCCCTCGATCTCGTAGGGGATCCGCATGAAGGCGTTGGTATCGTAGACCTTGATGATCACCGCGTCGGTGAAGGTATGGCGCAACGATACGTCCCACCATGTCTCGCCGAGCTGATCGGCCAGTGCGCTCTCGATCCTGCGCAGCCGGTTCTCGAGTGAATCACGCGCCAGGTCCATGGTTCCCTCCTCAGTCTGTTGCTTCCAAGTCTAGCACCGCGAGATTGGGCGGCTCCATGGTCGCTGCGTTCTCCTGGACCGTCAGCAAGCGCCCGTCCGCCAGTCCCACCGCAGCAGGCATCGTGCCGTGCCCGCAGCAGCTCCACGTCGTGGTGATGTTGGCGGCGTTGAGTGCCGCTACGATGTCGGCCACGCAGAAGTCGATGGCCTGGACGCTGTGACCGCACGGCATCGGGATCGTGCAGCCGTATGTACCGATCGGTGTGCAGGCTTCAGGACGCTTCATGGCCCACCCTCATCGCGATGAGCACGACCTGTATCTCGTCGCGCTCCACCGTCTTCCGTCGAGCCTGCGGGTTCGGGTCATGCACCAGCTCGAGCGTGTCTTTGTCGAGCACCACGGAGTGCGTGACGCCCTCATACATCCGGGATGGGACCGTGGCGACCACCCAACCGGACGGGGACTCGCTCTTGTGTGCCCGCTCGGGCGGTTCGTAGTAGAAGTCCCAGCCGCGCTCGTGCCAGTGGTTGTACTGCTCGATGCCCCAGCCCTTGCCCCAGATGTGCGTGTCGGGCACATCCTCGAGCGGGAGCTGCATCATCGTCGCCACGGCAGCGCGGTGGCAGTCGCCTTTCCCTCTGTCCACGATCGTCTGGTCGACGAGCACCATCACGGGGACCGGGTTCTGCCCTTGGCTTGGGTTCACCGGTAAGGAGATGCTCCGGCTCACGTCGTCGAACCCTGGCACCAGCCCGCTCATCACGTCACCCTGATCAGCTCGGCGCGGGTGAAGTACGGCACTCCGATCGGCGCGGTGTAGCCCATCGGCATCATGAACGGGAGCAGCCTGCAACGACAAGAAATCCATTCCGCGATGCGCCCCGCCCGGTCCCCCGGATACATCAGGCCGTTACTGAACTTGTCGCCGATGCGCACGATCTGCCCGTGCAGCAGCATGTGATCGGCGAGCCCTCCGGTGGAGTAGTAGGTCCGCACCCGCGCGTCCAGGGCGGTCCACCACTCAGCGTACTGCCCGTAGTCGCGGATGGTCTGGAACGATCCCCAGTTCTGCGCACCGTTGATCTCCGTGCGCGCCACCCGCGTCGCCTCGTACGTGCGCATGTTCTCGAACACCCCGTCGCGCAGCACACGTCCGGCCTCCTCGATACCGAGACCGGATGAGTACGCATCGATCAATGCGGCGTTGATGTTGCCCGTGAGGCGGGCGACCGTGGCGTCTGATGCGGTGAAGACCATCGCCTCGAGCTGTGCGAGTGTGTAGTCGGAGAGCAGCGTGTCGCTCACGGCTATCCCAGCGGCTTTCAGCATCGATGCCACAGCCAGACTGCCCTCGGTAGCAGCGTCCATCGCTGCGCCCGCCACGAGGCGCTGGTAGGTCTCGGCACGCACATCGATCGCCACGAGCAGCCGGTCGCGCTCGTACTGGTTGACCGGGACACCCCGCGCCTCGAGTTCTACGACGAGCGCCTCTTCGATCTCGGCGAACAGGCCTGCTATCGATTCGGCGAGCCGGGCCTCTGCGCTACCCGCCGACTTCGTGCTCGAGTAGAGCGCGAGCGTCCTCGAAGTCTCGAGCAGCCCGCTTTTGAGCATCTCGGTTCGCACGTTTGGTATCCGCCTCCTCCTTGAGGATGATGAAGAGCTGCTCCTGCATCGCTTTCACTGCCTGGATCATCTGCGGGTCGTACTCGAACTCAGCCTCCGTGATCGGGATGCCGGAGATCCACTTCGCGTCCATGAGCGGGTGAGTGACCTCAGCCAGGCCGAATCTCTTACCCACGGCGCGGATGACCTCGTTGGGACTCGCGGCGCCCACCGTGAAGAGCTTGAGCAGCGCGTCCAGGTCCGCGACCTCATCGCTCGTGTCGATCTCGACGAGCTTGAACCGCCAGTCGGTGACCCCGAACCCATCGCGCAAGACGTGCTTGTTGATCAGATGCTCGAGCCTTGCTTGGCGCGGGTTGATCACGGATGTCCGGTATATCTCGGTGGACTCCTCGGCGGTCGATCCCCCGAGACTCCCGGTCTCGTTCACGCCGATCCGATATCCGGGCACCCCGTGGGCGACGATGATCTCGTCGCGGTTGTCCTTGCGATATACCGTGAAGCTCGCGTCCTTGACGTCCACGGCGAGCGGCTTGATCTCTACCTTGACCTCGCCGCCGGTCCCCTCCGTCGACGGTATCGCCATGATGAGCGTCGAGTGGGGCTCGCGGGCCAGGTCGTCGAAGTAGCGCTTGACGGTGCGCACGAAGGTGTACTCGCCGCCCGCTGTGCCTTCAGGCACGACGTTGCCCTCACTGTCGACCAGATCCCCCAGGTCGTAGTCACCGTAGCAGTAGACCGCGTAGGCCGGGACGCCGAAGTTGCGGAAGAAGGCGATGTTGTAGTCGCGCTGCGCGAGGTTGCCCTCGATCGCGCCCAGTGCGGTGATGGCCTCCGGGATGCCGTAGTAGTCCGAGCGCGAGGAGTATGCGGCGATACGCATGACCTCGTTGGCGACTCTCCCCTCCTCCGGGTTGTCCTTGCCGGTCTTGGAATCCACGTCGCCAACATGCCCTGCTGCCTTGAACCACGCGATCTTTCTGCCGCGCACCTGGGCGAAGCGGGTGAGCGTCTTGTGGCTTCGCATCGTGTGGCCGGGGAGATGGTAGAGGCCGTTGGGCTCGCCGTTGGGGAGCTTCGACATCTCGATGAACCCCTGCCCGACCGCCTCGTGGTCGAACTGCGCGTGATCGAGCGTCTCGGTGATCGGCTCGTCCAGGTCATCGAAGAACGCGATGATGCGCTGCTTCTGCGCGGGGTCGGCTTCCTTGCCCTCGGGCAGGTTCTCGGAAGGCAGCAGCTCGTATCCTAGGCCCGCCGTGTCGACCGACTTGGTCTTGCAGCACCGCAGATGGTGCGGGTTCATCTCCGGGAGCTGTGCGAGCACCTCGAGGGTGTAGGGCGGCTCGACGAGTCCTCGTATCCCGCCGTACGCCCCGGTGTAGCGGTCCTCGAGAATCTGCTGCGTGCTCTTGGTAGCGAACGACTCGAGCACCCCGGCGTTGACCGCCTTGCCGCTTTTCGTGATGAACGCCACAGGCTTGCGGCTCATAGAGATCCTCCTAGGTCGAGCTGGCGACGGCCTTGCGCCGACGTTTGGTCGTCAGGTGGGTGTAGGCATCCGACATCGCATCAACGATATCATTGTGACCTTTCTCCCCGAACCGTTCCACATCGGCGATGAAGGTCGCGTTCCACTCCCCGCGCACCAGCTTGACGTTGCCCGCCTCGGCCGCGGCGTTCCACCCCTGCGCGCGGATCTCCTTGTTGCCGGTGACGGTCTGCGAGTAGACGGTGAAGCCGCGCAGCACATGAAGGCGGTAGTCCATGATCTGGTCCTTGCCCGCCTGCCCGGGGTCTTGAGCCATGCGGATCGGGACACCGCGTCCGTCTGTCTGGGCGGTCTGCTTCACGGTATCGCGCACCTGCTTGGGCCCGCCGCGGAAGTGCTTGAGGTCCAGCACGTAGAACACGCCGTCTGACTCCGCTACCTTGACCCCTGCGGTGGAGTCCGGATCCACGCCCGGTACCGCCTCTGTCGCCGCGAGGTCCCATGCGCGCACGGCTCTTGCGCTTCTCGGGTAGTCGTCGACGATCTCGAACCACGAGCCTTGGAAGAACCCGCCCTCCCTCGGGCGGGGCCTTTGTTGGATCTGGCCGGCGAACACGTGCGAGCCCATGGCGATCATGTCGCTCTCGAGTTCAGCCGCGCCCTCGCGCTCCTCCCACAAGATATCCCCGCGGCAGATCAGGCGCCTGTCCGTGGTCATCTCGAACCCGCCGCCACGGCGGTGAACCTCTCGACCTGTACGCGGGAAGGTGTAGGTCGTGTCCTCCTCGCAGATGCCGGGCAGCACGATGTTGCCCACCCCGCGTTGTTGCATGACGTGGTGCGTGTAGTCGTGCTCGTGGAGGCGCTGCATGACCACGACGAACTGCGAGCGCTTGGGGTCTCTCACGCGCTTGACGAGCGTCTCGGAGTGGAAGCGGTTGGCACGCTCGCGCTTCGCGTCAGACGCCGCCTCCTGGGGGTTGACCGGATCGTCCACGATGATGCGGTCGTAGTGTGTTCCCGTGATCATGCCGCCGGTGGAGGTGGAGAACATCCGCCCGCGCTTCGTGTTGTCGTAGTGCGTCTTGACGTTCTGATCCCCGGTGAGCCGGAAGGGATCGGACTGCCACTCCTCGAGACCGGACTGGTACCACAGTGACTCGAGCACCTGTCTGCGCGCGAGCGAATGCACGCTGGACAGGTCGTGCGCGTAGCTCACGAAGGCCAGACGATCGCTCGGGCGGTGTATCCAGTCCCAGCACGGCCAGAGCACCGTGACGGTCAGGGACTTCATGGTCCCGGGTGGTTGGTTTATGACAAGCGGACGCAGCGAGTAGTCGCACGCCGGGCCGAACTGCCCCTCGACCGGTAGGAGCCCGATCTGCGCGGCGGCCTTGGGGAGCGGTCGCAGGCCGAAGGTCACGCACTCGAGCCACTCGCACAGGTAGTCCAGGTGCCAGTTCCACAGCAGAGTGATGTCGGGCTCGATGATGTGGACGGCCTGCTTGATGAACTCGGCGAGGCTGTCTTTCGCATAGCCGTACCGCCGGCGCGTGAGCTCGGCGGTGATGGCGGCGAGCCTTTCAGCCTCCTGCGGGGTCAGATGACGCGAGGTGCAGGATGCGGTTGGCTTCGCGGATGAGGTCTTGCTCGTCGGCATCGCTCAGGTCCTCGAATTGTATGGGGCCCCCACCGGGGCCGGACACTTCGGTCTTGAGGGTTCTGCGGAACTTCGGGTTGTTGGCTTCCAGGCACTTTTCGAGCAGCTTATCGCTGTACTCGCGCACGGTCGCGATCTGCCCGATGTCCTCTGGCCGCCCGGTGATCTCATTCAGCTTCACCAGTCTACCGCCAGCGATCAGCGGTTTCACGATCCCATCGTAGCCACGTCGCCGCGCCTCGGCTTCCAGCACGTCGTTGGCATCGTCGCGGGCATATCCCCACGCCCTGGCGAAGTCGGGGTCTGCCTCTGCCCACTCGTAGGGTACCTGCCGGTTGCGTATACCAGCCTCCATGCACGCCAGTCGCACGATACCTAGCCGTGCGAACGCCTCGAGGAAAGCGGCTTTCTTCCGGGCGCGGTCCTGTGCGCGCCGGTCCGCTGGTGTGGGAATCCCCAGGGCCTCGCGCTTGGCTTTCTTGCGCGCCTTGGCTCTCGCCTTGTTCTCGGCATCACGGCATTGATCGCTGCAGTACAGCCCGCGCTTCTTGGCTTGTTTGCGGCATCCGTTGCGCGCGCACACGCGTTTGTCCGGTTGGTCAGGCTGTACTTTCCCGCTCATAACGTCAGTCCCTCGCTACCATGGACGGGTGTCACCATTACCGCGCGGTACTCGTCGGGGATGTCTCGCAGGTTACGCATCGTGTCTCCACACGAAGGGGAGCCGGTACGGGAGCACCCACAGATGGCGCATGTTCGCACGGTTCACCAGGTCATCGCCGGGCGGGTAGACCTCTACGGCATCGAGGCCCCCGTAGCCCATGACGCGCTTGACCTCCTGGAGATGATCCCACGGGATGCCGTCTGCGAATCTGATCTGCCCCATCCGTGAGGTCGCGTTCGTGCTGCAGACGGTGAGGCGCGTGATGCTGTCGGCCTCCTCGTAGACCTGCACGAGGTACGCCCCGCCGATGATAGCCACCCTGCTCGGCTCGAGGGTCATGCCCTCCGTGTCCGGCCACTGGTCCCGTGGCACTTCGAGCAAAGACATCTCCACGTTCACACTCCACCTCCGTCCGGTTCCTCAGTATACGCTGCGTGACCGACACGCCTCACAGCGCTTCCTCCTTCGCTGGCCACAGTGCGACATCGATCCTCGGCTCGCGTGCGAAGACCAGATGCCACCACGCTGGCGAGAACCTGCGCACCGTTATCCTTGCGGCCACGATGTGTGTCGGTGCGGTATGCACGCAAAGGCACTTCGCTCCGTCCGGTTCGCTCATCGCCGCTCCCGCACCTCTGCCGTGACCAGTGTCGCTGTCTCCCGCATGAGCCTTGCTGCCGAGAGCAGGTGGTGGTCCGCTATCTCGAGTCTGCCCGCCCGCTCGTGCTTCTTCGCTGATGTGAGCCACGAGACTATCCCGTCCATGCGTGCCGTGTATGAGTCCGCGCGTGTCGGGAGCACAGGTCTGGGTGGTATCGGGGGCGCTGGGGGTCTCGGGGGGATCGCTGCCCGGCGCCTTTCCTCGGGGATGGGCCCGCACGCTGATCGTGCCAGGTGCTTGTTGGGGTAGCGGAAGAGCTGCCCGCAGACCTCGCAGGGTTCCTTCTGGTCCTCTCCCCGCATGCGGTTTGCCATCTACGCGCCCCGGAGTACTTGCTCTGCGAGCCGCCTGACCCTGTCCGTCGTATCGGCCTGTAGGTGCATGGTCTCTCCGAACGGGTCGACTATCGGCTCTGCCTGCTGGCGTTTGAGGTTGAGCACCTCGGCGACCACGGGATCGGACCCGGAGTCCGCCACTAGGAAGTAGGCTACCACCGGATCGGGTTGTCCGTCACGCCGAAGCCTGCCGATGCACTGATGGTGGATGTATGGAGACCAGTCCAGCTCCCCGAAGACCGCGACCCGTGAGAGCTTCTCCAGCCCGTCCAGACCCGCACCCGAGCGCAGGCTCATCACCAGTATGCGGCTGTCCTTGCTTTCGAAGGCCTGCAGGGCGGAGCGCTTGGCCGCCGGGCTTTGCTTGCCCGTGTAGAAGACCGGGTTGAACTCCGATAGCGCCTCGGCCCATATCGAGTAGACGTCGTGGTGCCATCCGAACAGCACCACCTTGTCCTCGCTCTCCAGGATCATCTTCACGAACTCCGCCACGTAGCGGGCTTTCGCGACCCCCGTGGCGCGGCGCATCTGCCAGTCAAGGTCGCCAGCCGCCTTGAATACCTCGGCCTTGCTTCCCGCCCGGTCCACGATCATGCGCGCGAGGTCGAGCACTCCTTTCGACATCTCCGAGAGCAGGTGCTCGTCGAGTTCGATCGTGTGCGGGACCCTGATGTCTGCGGGTAGCTCCCGGCCGACGTCTTTCCGCGTCCGCCCCAGCATCAGCCCGGACTCCTTGAGGTATGCGCCGAGCGCCTTGGGGTCTTTCACCATCACGTGCCCGTTGGGCATCGAGTGCCCCCACTCCCGGATGAACTCCTCGCGGGTGCCAAGCGCGTCGTTGTCGAGCGCGCTGATGACGCTGTGGATCTCACCGCCGTAGTTGTAGATCGGTGTGGCCGTGAGCCCGATGCGGTAGCGTGCCCCGTCCGCTATCTGGGCCGCGGCAACGTACTTCAGCGACTCGGTGCGGCGCAGCTCCTGTGCCTCGTCGAAGATGACGGTGCGGATGTTGCCCGCCAGATGGTCCGCCCAGCCGGCGAGCTTCGCGTAGTTGCAGATCAGGACGTGGGGCTCGTGGCCTTTGAGCTCGCGCACCTTCGAGAAGGCATAGGGCGTGCCTTTGCGCAGGATGTGCCCGCGCAGCATCGGGAAGGTCTCGGCCAGTTCTCCGAGCCACTGCTCGGGTAGGTGTGTGAGTGTGACCACCAGCATCGGTAGCGCCTCGGGATCGCGCGCCGTGAGCAGTCCCGAGAAGCTCTTGCCGAGTCCCACGTCGTCTGTGAGCAGAAGCCTGCCGGTCGTGAGCACCACATCGGATGCCACGAGCTGGTAGTCACGCGGCTCCCGGACCGGTTCCATCATCCCTTCGAGATGTGGCCGCTCTCCCGACAGTATCGCGCGCACCGCGACCTCTGAACGGATGTGCGCTGCTGCGCTGGCCTCGAGCCGCGCTCTGTCCTCCTCGCTCATCTCCATGGGGTAGCGCTCGAGTATCCACGCCAGGTCGCGGCACACCTCCCGTGTGTCGCGCACGGTGATCTTTCCCGTGCGGTAGGTGTGGACGCGCGGGAGCAGTCGCTTGAGCCGGATCATGACGTCCGGGCGGGCCTCGATCTCCCACACCGGTGTCTTCTCGGCATCGTGCCACCCCTCGCGATACGTGATCGTCCCGTTCACAGACATATCAGGCTCACGGTCTCTAGCGGCTTGCCGCCGATCGCGTCAGGCATCATGTGGCGGGCCCGGTTCGTCACGAGGATGAGCGCCTCGATCTCATCGTGTGCCGCATAGCGCTCGAGTTGCCCCAACACGTCGCGCTGTCTGCCCGCGACCTTGACCTCGATGCCGACGCCCTGTGCCAGCAGGTCGATACGGTCTCGCGGGCTCAGAATGACCTCCCGGACCGCTGGGATGCCTGCGCGCTCGAGCGCCTCGGCGATCTGCTCCTGGAGCTCTGTTTCGTTCGCGTATCGGTACGAGTACGCTCGGATGGCGATGGCGATGGTGAGCAGCGCTGTCACGACACCGGCCCCGGACGCAGGGTCCCGCCCGCCTCCCCCTCGACCAACCCGCGCTTGCGCAGCCGGACCAGGTGCTCGTGAACGGTCGAGATTGAGAGCCCCGTGTGCTCGCACAGGCTCCGTGTCGTCACCCGTCCGTCGCGCATGTACACCACCGCCAGCGCGTGAAGTATCCGCATCCTCGCGGGGGTGAACATCACACCTCCACCGTTGCGGCGGTTCGCTGCGCAGTGCTTGCACTCTCGGGCTCTGGGGTCCATCAGGTGTGTGCAGCCTTCGTTGGGGCATGGGATGTATCGCACGGGTCCTCCTTCGGTCAGAACAGGGTCAGGTGCTGGTCGCTGAACAGCTCGTTGCTCATGTGCGCCACGTCGACCCACGTGATGGTCAGGGCTCTGTCTCCCGCTACGATCCGAAGTCCTTTGCTGCGGTACGTGTCGACGAATGCCACGGTGCCGTCTTCGAGTATCCAGGTCGAACCGCCGACACCGTACTCGCGTTTGACGGCCGCTGCGTCGCATGCGCCTTCCGCACATAGGCGCCTGATCCTCTCGTGGTAGCCCTGGACGCATGAGCCCCGGGTCTCGAGGTCCATCAGAACATCGCCTCCTGCTGGGGTGTGCGCGAACATGGGGCTCCCCACTCGACCAAAGCACCCACACTCGCGTCATGGCAGCACGGCGGCAGTTCGACGCGGCGGGGATGACCGGTATGCGTGCAGTAGGCCCGAGTGCAGAGCCGATCGGTGCGCGACGGGAAGTCACCCGAGAAGTCTTCGGGAGGGCGCAGGAAGAACAGCGTCGAGCCCGACACGTGCAGCGACGAGCAATCCCAGGTGCAGCGCTTCATAGCGTGATCCCCCGAGATCCGCGACCGGTCCGCCTGCCGGTGGACTTCTTGCGCTTCCTTTGTCCCCTGCGGTTGGCGCACCGGGCTTTCAGTACCTCACCTCTGTTGATGCTGCGAGTGATCCCGGCCTGCTCGAACCTGTTGCACGCCACCCTCTGCCCGGGAGTCGATCGGAACAACCGAAGCATCTTGCGGGCCGTCTGCGCCTCCACCTGTGTCTCATCCCATTGGAGGGCGCCCCGGTATCCGAGCCTCTCCGCTATCCAGGCCTGAGACCACCCCCGGCACATCATGTCGGCGACCATCTCCCACACGGGTAGCGCGTCCACGAGCTGTCTTGGGCGCTCCGCGTCGAAGCGCACCGCGAGGAGCTTGTCGGATGTCGTCTTGCGGATCTGCTCAGGCGGCGGGGTTCCTCGCTCAGACCTTCCAGCGACGAGCACGTAGACCGTCTTCGGATTGACGCCCGCCTTCTCGGCGATGCGCTTGTACCCCATCCCGTGCGACATCAGTTTCGCGACGTGCTCGCGGGCCGCCGTGGCCGCTACGTTGCCCGCCTTCCCGTACGCCTTGAGCTTCCTGCGGCCCGACTCATACGCGTTGTTGGCCGCGCGGCATCTATCGCAGTGGCAACCCTCGAGGATGTACTTGCGCCGGTCTCCGTGCGGGTAGGTACCCCGCTTGGCTCCCACCTTGTGTGTCTGCCGCTTATCCGTGAGCGTCACCCAGGCCACCGGCACGCGCTCACGGTGGAATCCGATCTCCCGGGCAATCGCCTCCCGGGCTTTGGCCCGCGCGCGTATCTCGCTCGTCTCGTTGACCTGCGTGGTGTGGCGCTTGGGAGTCTTGCGCCCCTTGACCGGGACCTTCGCGAGGTATGTGAAGACGTAGTGAGTGCGTCTCATCACACCCGCCGCCAGTTCCCATACGGCGCGATGATCGTCCGCCCGTCGTCGAGTCTGACACCGGTGTTTCGCGGCCCCGGCCCCACACCTTGCGCGAGCTTCACGCCTTCGAGCCCGTAGAGCGGGTGTGAGTGGTCGCGGTTCACGTAGCGCAAGCGGATAGGATCAGCTTGCCGTGGACTATCCGCCCCATCTCCCCGAACCCGATCGGGGTCGCGCCCAGCTCCACCGCGTGCTTGCGCTTGCGAGCGCTCAGATCGTAGTGCTCCTTGTACGTCCCCGCGTCTTGGAGCCAGTCGGGCTTGAGCCGCAGCTCCCTCGCGATCTGCTCCAGCTCCTCGGATGTGTCCGCGATCAGGTGACACCACTTCCGATTGCCCCTGTGCGTCGTCATGCCGTCGACGTATACCATGCTCCCCCCTCACTCGCCGGCCTCCTCTACGGTGACCGTCCATCGCTTCGGCAGTTTCTTGAGCAGTGTGTCTGGGGTCCTCTTGTCGTTCGCCGGGACTCTCAGCTCCTGGCCGTCTTGCAGCGCGAGCACGAGTTCCTTGACGAGCGTCTCCCCGCCCTCGACCCGGATGCTCACGCCGCACAGTGTCGCTTTGATCCTCATGCCAGGCCCTTGAGGTTTCCGGGCAGCTGCATGGCCGTGATCAGCGTGGTCTCTGCGAAGCACCACACCGCTCCTTGGTGGACGCGCAGGTGCGTGGCCTTCTCCCGTGCCAGGTACACCCCGTCCAGGTAGCGCTTCATCCTCCCGGTGTAGTCCCCGTGGCACTTGCCGTCTCGATACGCCCGCTCAGCGGCTGTCTGGTGCGATCGCTTGGGGAGTCCGAGGCGCTCGTGGATGCGCTTGTGGGCGTGGCGGGTGACGGTGATCATCCCGGCATCTTCCATACCGGTCCCCACTCGCGGAAGTCCTCGATGTGCGCTTGCGCCAGCTCACGCATCGCGACGCGGTTCTCCTCGACCTGGTCGCGGTATGGCTTGTGCTGCTCGATCCTCTCGGCGATCAGCGCGTTGCGCTCGGAGATCGATTCGTCGAGAGCGGCCATCGGGTAGACGGTGCCGCACACGGGGCAGATCATGCCCGAAATCTCAACGCCGTCAGCTAGCCGCTCTCTGCGCACGGAGGTCTCGAGGTCGAACTTCTTGCGGCAGTTGTCGCAGTCGATGAGCATTGCGATCCTCCTTCGGTAGTCCGGTCACGTCCGATGGTGCCATAGCACATGGACGCTGTCAACGAGGAAAGGCCCGGACCTGCGCACCGCTTCCAACACGGATGACCAGTCCGCTACCCCAAGGGGCCGAAGGAGGAGGGCGCTGCAGGTACCGGAGCCTCGATACACGATACCACCTGCGTGCGACAATGCCGAAGGGCCGCCCGGGCGAACCCGGACGACCCCTCTCCTGCGTCCCCACGGCAGGCACCCTACTCAAGGATAGCCCACCGCTATTTGAGTGCCGGTGGCTGGCGGGTGTCATCCACGATAGCGAGTGCCTCGTCGATGCGGCGCCACAGCTCCGGCCACTCGTGGCGATGCCGTGCCATGATCGCGCGGTGGTACTCCGGGTTGAGCCCTGCGTTCGTGACCGCTGCGTGGATCCCCTCGATCGCTTCGAGGCATCGGTCTCCCACAGGTCCGCTCATAACTCCATCTCCGGACACGTCTTGCGGTACGGGCAGATACGGCACTCCATAGGCTCACCTGTCAGCTTGTGCGCCTCTGCTGTGGCCCGACCCATCATCCGGCTACCTGGCATGCCAGCGGGGGCAAGGTCGCAGCCCACGCAGCGCTCCGTGAACACGCGGACCTTCCCGAGCGCACACGTGCTCATCGCGCTTCCTCGATCGCTTCCTTGAGTACGCTGTCGGCGTCCCCCTCTGTCAGCTCCGCCACCTTCTCGGCGAGAGCCCGTCCTGCCACCAGTGTCATCACGTCGGCCCCGGTGACGAGCTGTATCCCGTATGCGCTGAATCGCGGGATGCTCACCTCCGGATCCCACGCTTCGATCTCCTCGCCGTCCGGGTCGAGCACGGCGACGGACATATCCGCGTCCCCGCCCTCCTCGATCAACTCGAGGATCCTGCGTGCCAGTGTGCTCGCCTTCATTTGCCCTCCCTGGTCTCGCGCAGCACATCACGCACCGCGCTCCGGACGTCTGACTCGCTGATGCTCGACCGCCGAAGCACCCAGAGTGCAAGCAGCCACCACACGCTCATATCCCCGACCCTGTTGAGGAACTCGGCGATCGTCATCTCACTGCTCCCGGATGAATAGATGCGCCCCGAGCGCGATGAGCGCCAGCGCGTCGGCCATATCCTCGAGCACATCATCCGCGGGCGCGCCCTCGCGGATCCACCGGGCGGATTGGGCGTTGTCGATAGCGCGGTCGAGCATCTCGTCCACACTCTTGCCCTCCATCGTCCAGCCGTCGCGCTGCTTCTCCGCCATCCGCCTCTCAGCCAGCTCGAGGATCGGCACCATGAACGGCCGGACCTGTACTCCGATACGCGCGTCTGTGTTGACGAGGTCTCCGTCCCAATCGATCGGGTCTATGTTCATCTCACTCCCACCCTCCCGTGCTTGTTGCGCTTACGGTTGGTGCTGCCGCCCATCCCGCCGGCGGGTTGCCCGCCTATCCACGGCCCTGGCTGGTTCCGAAGCGACCGCGCCACCGCCTTGAGCATCCGGCGCTCTTTGCGCTCCCAGTCACGCGAGATGCGAATGCTCGCGGCTAGTCTGGCGACTGGGGCGAGTGCGGCGGCCATGCTGCGACAGAAGCGCTTGACGGCTTCGCCCGCCTTCTCCATCGAAGCGATCATCTGCTCGTAGCTCATGAGCCCCATCCTCCCCCGGCCACCGGGCGGTCGCGGTGCTCGACGCCGTCGAGTAGGTGTCCCGCTGCCTTCTTGCCTACGCAGCGCACCAAGACGGCCGTATCATCCGGCGTCCCCGTGTAGTTGGACCACCTGTACTCCTCGTCGCTTTCGACGGCGCACGTGCCCGTCTCGCCATTCGTGCAGATGTAGTGGTCCCACGGACCGCTCTCGTCGATCGTCCCATTCGACTCCTTGAAGTAAGGGTCGAAGTCATCCCACGTCCAAGCGCCTCTCTGCTTGAACATGAACGGCACGCCCGCAGCCGCGCACTGATCACGAACGGAGCGTGCCCACTCTGGGTGTATCGGTCTTGCGTTCGGGCCTGACTCGCCGCCCACGATCACCCAGTCAAGGGTCTTGGCTTGGCCGTGCCACTGCCCTGGGATCCCGTAGCGTCCCGTCAACACGTCCAGCGTCCAGGGGCCCGTGCCGTGCCCAGGCGGGTTGTACGTCAGCCCCATCAGGTCCACCGGTGCCAGTAGCGGTTCCATGGACACGAACCGGACGGCCGCCGGCGTCTGAAGCAGGATCGGAATACGCTTGTCCGCCTGCTCCTGATTCTCTGCCGTCACACCGAGCCACACGTTCGGCAGAGGGCGGTTGTAGTTCGTCGTGGCGACGTGACCGTGGAGCGCGTTGACCGCGGTCAGGTGGCGCTGCCAGCCCTCATCGGTATGCGCCGCGAGGAAGTACTCGCGCATCGCCTGGGCTCGCTTGGTGAGGAACACGAACGTGTGCTGCGGGCAGACTGTGGCCAGCGCCATGAGTTGGTCGATGTGGCCGTCAGGCACCTGCTCGTGGAACGTGTCGGCCAGGAAGTTCACGCCGATCACTCTGCCCCGGCGCTTGCGTCTGACCGCCTCGATGCGCTTCTCGGCGTCTGGGTGGACAGCCACCATCCCGCTCCACTCGTATGGCCCGTGCTCATTCCAGTAGGTGTCGTGACTGATCGCCGCGCATTGGAGCTCTGCGACCTCATGCCTCGAGATGAACGACAGTCGGCGTGTGGTCCTGATCGCGTAACAGTGGTTACACGCGGGAGAGACCTTAGAGCAACCGATCAGGGTGTTGAGCGTGTCGTCCAGGTAGTCGATTCGCGTGTTGTCGCTCACTCCACACCCCCCAGCGCATCGACATCGATCATCCCGCGCATAGCCGCCTCGAGTCGGCAGTCCAGCCGCCACAGCCTCTGGGCACCCGCGCACACGATCGGCTCTGCGAGCAGCGTCACGTTCACGATCTCGAAGCCGAACCGCCCGCGGTGGAAGTCCCCGAGTCGTACCTCGATCTGGTCGCGCTCGAGCATGCTTCCCTCTTCTGAGCGCGCGAACATCTCCTCGACGATGTCCTCGGTCTTGACGCAGCGCTTCATCCACCCGACCCCGACGATCGCCCCGAGCGGAAGGCCCGCAAGCTCTCCTCGCGGGTACTTGTCCGGTGCGAACCCGTGCCGCTCGAGCAGGTCGCAGAAGCCGGAGCGCTCGGCGATCATCTGGACCTCCTTGCGGAAGTCCCGCCCCGCGTGTATCGCGATGGGCCCGGTGTAGCGGGTGGCCCACGGGCGGGTCTCGAATCGCTTCTCGCCTGTCGCGAGCAATGTGGCCCACGGCTGCCATATCGTGATGGCCCTGATCGCGTCTTGGATGTCTGTCACGCTGTCCTCCTTCATTGCGGTCCTTGCAGCCGGCGCGCGAGCAGCGCCAGTGCCTCTCCGATGCCGTCCTTGTCCTCATGCTTGACCTTGCTCCACCGCAGCGCTAGATCGTCCGCCGCGTCGATCACGTCGCTTCGCCATGCTGCGATGAAGTCCACGGCCTCAGTCCTCTGGTCGCTGTCCCCGGCCAGTATCGCGCCGACCGCCTCATCGAACCCCATCGGCTCCTCCTCTCAGGGCGGCCCGCTCGACGCCCCGCTCTATGGCTGTGTCGAACTCCGACCAGTCCCCGGTCTCGCGTGCGTGCTTGGCTCCCTCGATCACACGGCGGATGTCCCCGGTGGCGATGGTCACGTCGATGAGCTCGTCGAGAGCCACGATGGCGACCTCGCGGATGCGCTCCTTCTTCGTGCGCTGCGTCTTGACCTCCAGCAGGAGGAAGACCAGGCCGAGGATGTTCACTCCCCGCTCCCTTCTGCTTGAGCGAGGAAGTCCCGCCATGCTTGGTATCCGAAACTGCCGATTCCGTGCGTCGGCTTGAATGCGTACTTGCCTCTCCCGCCCGGCCTCAATGCACTTGCCGCTAGGATGTGGCACGCTTTATCCCGCTCCCGCTCTGCCTTCTCACGGGCGGTGCGTTCGGCTTCGAGGGCGTCGGCTATCTCCTCATCGACATCGAACGTGCTGACCGCCGCATTCCATCCGTCCATCCGGCCCGAGGTATAACCCTCGGTCAGCTTCAAGTCGCGCACCTCGGCTTCCAGCTCCGCTATCCGGGCGGCTTGGGAACGGATGAACGTCCGCAGTCTTTCGTCAGCCAGCATTTGCTTGTCGCCAGCCCCGCGATGAATCGACAGCTCTCGTAGCGCCGCTTCCGCGTCAGGCAGTGACTTCATCAGCGCCGCCTCTACCTCATCGGCAGGAACTATCAATCCACTATCAATCAAGTTGCAGTCTGATACTTCGCACTGTGCCGTACCGTGCTGTGCGGTGTCGTGGAAGGGGTCGGGACACGGGAGATAGTGGGCGGGGCCGGGGTCAGTCGCGCAATCCGTGTAATCGCGCACCGCAGGGTCGTTGCTCCCGCATGTCGGGCATCGGTACGGTGTGTCGCTCACTGTCCCTCTCCTTCCACCGTTATTCCTTCGAGGGCGGGATGGTCGCCCCCGGGGGTGATGCTAGTGGCAGTACCCGTCGCAGGCTTCGCCTTCGTCTGCGTACCGGAATGCGATGATGTAGCGCATGGGTCGCTCCTAACGTCGATGATGTAGATGGGTGCGATGATGCCACAACCCTCGCAAGTCACGGCCAGCGCCTGTTCAGTGGCCGAATACTCCTCCGTTGAGAACAGGCATCGTTTGACGCGACCATCCCACGTCAGATAGAGCCTCGGAGGTTGATGCCGCCACTTCTCAGTCTCTGCCCGGAACTCCAACGGAAACGCCGTGCGGTTGATAATGCCCCGCTCGGATTGCGGGATTCCCGACGCGAACTTCTCGCCCCAAAGGGCGGTCATGCGAAACGCCTGTTCGCCCACCGTGTTCGACAGCACGGTGCCAATGTAACCGTCCATCGTCTCTAAAAGGGGTTCCGTGAGTTCGTCCAAGATGAACATGTGGGATGTCGCCGGTGCGTCGATCTGCTTGAGAACCGCCGTTGGAAGTAGCCCTAGTCCTCGTTTGTAGCAGACCACAAGGCGGTCAATGCCTCTTGTGACCGCCTGAATATCGCCGGAGTGGTCGCCAAGGGCGTGGCCGTCAACGTTCAGATGCACGCTCCTCCCGTGGACGTGAATGATATCAAGCAAGGCGGAGAGCTGAGGATGGTACAGCGACTCACCAAGACCATAGGCCATGACTGCATTGTGTAGCAGCGGTAGTCCCGATATCCGTGTCATTATTTCATGCAGCGTTTGTTCTGACATGAAAGACATTTCACCGTCCTGTGGACAGGTTCGCCCCCACGACAGACACTTTCTGTTTTGGCACCCGCGCACTAGTTCCACGTTCACCATCGCCAAGCTCATGCCGTCTCTCCTTCCATGATGCGGGATGCGTGGTAGGCGGTGCAGGTGTGGCGGTAGAGCCACGTGTCCTCCTTGAAGTGCTCGGCCTTGCGGTCGGGGTCGCTGCACCCGATGAACACGCGAACACCCTCCTTCCGCTCGGTGCGGTACTCGCATGGCTGCGAAGCGTAGTCGTTGCCGTTGTCACAAGGCAGCTGCATCGGAACCCCCTTCGAGTCCGGCGAGGAAGTCCCGCGCGGCCTTCTCGGTGTATAACGCGGGTTCGTTCACGAGGTCACGCAGCGCCTTGACCGCGCCGTTGCGCTCCGCTTCCAGTGCCTCTAGGCGAGCAGCGCTTTGTTGCAGCGCATCGCGGGCCTCGTCGGTGAAGAAGTATGCGTTCGTGTCGGTCGTGATGTCGGCGCGATGTTGCAGCCAGGCCACCAGTTCCGCTGTCGTCCGTGTGTCCATCACTCATCGCCTCCCAAGCGCGGCATCACGGATATGTCGATGTACACCGCGTCACCAGCGCAGTTGTCCAGCACGAGCGCATAGGACAGCCGCCCGTGTGGGTTCTTCTTGGGTTGCTGATGGCGGTAGTAGCCGCCTGTGGCTTGTGCCAGCCCGCGCATCAAGCGGTCGGCGCTGGTGGCATCTTCTGTCCACGGCACCGCCACCACATCCATGTCGCGCTTCAGCGACCCGTGCAGCGCCAACGCATACCCGCAATCGCGCGCAACGCCGATGAGAGTCACATGCACAGTTGCGTAGAACGCTGGCTTGGCCCGCTTCACTTCTCATCGCCTCCCAGGGCGGTACGGAGGGCGGCGGCTGCTTCTGCGTGCTTGTCCTCGGCCTCGAACTTGGCTCGCAGGTAGTCGTCTACCTCGTCGTTAGTCTTACTCAGGTTCCGCTGTGCCCGCTCCCATGCGCGGGTTGCCGGGAGTATGGCGAGGAACGCTTCCTGCTCTGCCTTCGCCGCTGCCTCTATCGCACGGAGACGGGCGAGGTCGGATGCTTCGATGAGTGTGCCGTCGGCTATGCCGTTGCATCGCAAGCGCAAGCCTGCCATATCCTGACCGACTGAGAACTCCAGGTCGTCCACTGCTGCAAGGAGCGCCGCCTGGCTCACGGGGTGGTTGATGAACTCCCGTAGCCGCTCGAAGTTGCGTTGGGTGTCATATCGCCAGTCAGGTGTAGCCGCCTCATGCCGTTCGCGTAAGCTCATGGTGTGGAGGTCACTCATCGCCCATCCACCTCCCGAATATCATCACGAACAACATGGCTGCGATTGAATACGCGGCCCACAACGCATCGGCCAGCCGCACCGGAAAAGACTTTCGGGTGTGGAGGTCACTCATCGGACTCGTACTCCTCGGGTTCGGCGTTCCGGCACGGCTCGTCAGGATCGGCCCACCCTCGGCACTGTTCGCTATCGTGGTTCGGCCCGTAGTCGCAGCGCTCGCACAGCGGGTCCGATACCTCGCGCGGGATCGGGTCACTCACTTCGGCACCTCCGGCACCTCTCTCGCCAGACGCTCAGTACGAGCCTGGGCCTCGACGGTCCCGATCGTCCCCACCGGTTCGTATCCCGCCATGAACGCGGGCTCCTCGACTCCCGTGAGGTCGACCGTCTTGCGCACGGAGTCGCGATCCCGGTGGGCGATCGCATCGCTGCGCCGGGCAGACAACCGGTCCCCAACGCTGGGGCCGGTCAGGTTGCCGAGGGTGGCGAGCTCTGACGCTGCCTCCGTGAGCGCTACAGTGCGTGCTCCCAGATGCCCCTCGCTGCGATAGCCGTCGAGCAAGCGGATGCGCCCTCGCACGACAAGCACGCGCCCGCCTTCGAACACGATGCCGATCTCATCGCCGGGCAGGTTCACCAGCCCGCGGAACGCTGCGTCTCGCAGCTCCCGGTTCGTGTGCGCGAGGCCGGTTGAGTTCATCACAGCACCTCCGTCAAAACGCGCCAGTCCTTGAAGGCTATACCCTCGAATGCGAGTTCGACCGGGATGCCCTTGAGCTGGCTTACGTGGGCTATCTTCGCGCTGTGTAGGAGCTCATTGACCTTGCGCACGGTGCTGGCGAACGATGCGTCTCTGTCGGCCTCATCCCACTCCGTGTGGTCATCCGGTTTGATGTCGGTGGACCACCCGCCGACGAAAGTGCCGACTCCCCACCCATCACCCTCGAACGCGATGCTCAGTCCGAACTGCGCGTCCTGGTAGCCTCCATAGCCGAACTCAGCAGAGGCGATGCGCCCAAGGCGTTTGTCTTCATCCATAAGATCCTCCTTCGGTTGGTCGGTCGTGGTCATCTTACTATTGACACGGTCAATGCGCTACCATCGCAGCGCTTTCTCTGTGACCGTCTCCCCGTCGAAGGTCAGCAGCACGCCTTGGAGCGTGTCGCGTCTGATCGCGAGCGTCTTGTCGCCGCACCGGTCGATGCCCTCCGATCCCTGGTGGCATGAGTGGCACAGCTCGAAGGTCGGACCTCCCTGCTTGCGCCCGCCCATCCCCCCGCGCCATGCGTGAGCGCCTTCGAGACGGAAGGCCGGGGGGCCGGGTGGTTCACCGCAAATCAGGCACCTTCCCCCGTTGCCGTATCTCACCGGATCGAGCGCGCGGATCTCCGGCCCTGACAGGTATTTCTCTGTCGGCACCCACCACGGGACTCCTGATCCGGTGGGGATCACGCCCCGGTCCTCTCGTAGCGCTTGCCCGCACGCCGGCATTCCTTGCAGTCGCGCACGCTCGTGACATCCGCCCTCGGACATGAGAGCGGATCGTTCTCGTCGTGAGCATCGCACAGCCCGCAGTACGGGTAGCGCGCAGACCCCGGCGCCGGGCTCGAGAAGTCCCCCCGCGCGTATCTTGTCGCCGGCGTGTCGGCGTAGCGCTCCTCTGCCGCTTCGATGAAGGCGGATGCTGACAGAGCACTCACTCGTCACCCCAGGGGTCGATAGCAGATGCGAACTCAGCCTCGACCGCGCTGTCAATCGTGAGCGGGTGGGCGGGGACCCCCGCGTCTTCAAGCGCCCGGATGTGCCGCGTGCGGATCCCGTCTTTGATCTCGGCGTCTCCGGAGGTGTCTCGCCAGTCCTTGGCGGTGGTCGTCGAGCCGTCCGGGTTCGTGTGCGTGCGCCACCTCGACTCGAAGCGGTAGCTCCCGTCAGGCAGCGGCTTGTCCTTGCTCCCGTGCATCTTCACGAGCTCGCTCATCCTCGTGCGGAAGTTCCCGAGACGGACCCGGTAGAAGTCCGGACCCTCGACCCACCTACCCCCGTCGAGCAGACCGAGGCACCGCTGCTGGTCTTTCGAGTACATCGCGTCCTCCTTCGTCTAGGTCAGTGACATCTGCGCAGTCTCACGCTTCATGCCCCACGCGCAGCCCTTGCTGTGGGGGCCTACCTCTCCGCCTCCCTTCTGGCACTGGGCTTTTCCCGTGGTAGGACCGGCCCAGCACTCGCCGCAGCGAGCGGGGCGGTTCTCCGGTCTTGTGCGTGTCCATCTCATGGCAGGATCTGATACCTCACCGTGCCCACACCCGAGAACCCTAGCGCGGTTGCAGTGCCGGGCCCAAGGTCGAACGTGCGGCCACCTACGAACGGACCGCGGTCGTTGCACGTGGCGACACAGGTCCGGCCCTGGTACTCGAACTCGATACGTGTGCCGAAGTCCATTGATCGGTGAGCGAAGTTCATCATGCCCTGTACGAGCGTGGCGCCCGACGCTGTCGGGTTTCCATAGAGCGAGGGGCCGTACCACGAGACGCGCGCAGAGTTCCAGCCGCCACTCGCCGCAGACGTGCTCGAAGTTGCGCGAAAGACCGGCTTGGGAA